CTGAAATTAATTAAGATCTTTTAACGCAAATAGCAGCGGTGTGCATTCTTTTTCACTTTGTGTGCTCACACAGCACTACACAAAGGTATTCCTAATTGAAAAGACAACCTATAGTCGTCCGCCGCTGAAAGGAATATGTTCAACGGCTCAGTGTTTGTACCATCTAAATTTACAAGACAAACACTATGATAGTTATTAGTATAAGTAGTTACGGTCCCAGTTTGAGTGGTAACTAGTTTAAACGGACTATTGAATGGGATTATTACATCATATGGTGTACTAGCTAGTACAGTATGTAAAGCAAAACCACCAGACATCAAAGGCGCACGAGAGAAAGTGGTTGCTGGCACTATCGTCGTGTACAAATCAGTACTAGTGTTTTTGTTAAAATTCATACTATACAAATTGTTCGCAGCAATACCCCCCGAAGATGGCAGAATCGTCATGCGATAACCTCCCTTTTTGTACCTAAATACAGCTTCTATTCTCGCCAGTATTGTAGGTCCTAGAGTCGGATTACCAACACGCAAATTCCACGCTGTCCAGGGACTAATTTCGAAAGCCTTATCCGTCGTGCTTTTAAATAGCGCAGACAACTTAACCAAAGATAATATAGAACTAACTATATTTACTTGATCTTGTCGTCCTACTATCTTAGCGACCGGTTTGCCTAAACAAATAGGTTCAGCTTTCCGCAAGCAATCCATACTACACGCAAATTTTGTCGTAGTCCCCATTCTTGCCATTCCACTTTGAGCTATATAATAACTTGGACTAGTCAACTGCTGAGTAGGTGTTGCCACCTGGAAGTCCGCGCACGCAGACACAAAAACTTGATAGTAGATAGGGTTAACAGGTACATAACCACTTGTTAGTGGATTCAGTAACTGTAGTCCCAACCAACCATTTAAAGCAAATGTGTTTGAAGCCGCATCCATGGTCCTCCATTCAGTAGTTTGTTGGTAAGGAATTGTGAATGTTACTTCACTCTGTTCTGACAAATCAAACACGATGTTTTCCATATCCGCAGCCTCTTGTTCTGAAGGGTTAGGAACCCCTGGAATATATGGTTCGTACCATATTCTGAATCTAGCATTATGAAAGTTACTATTAATAAAAGAAATAGTGAATTTCATTCCACCTCTCCAAAATTTGAAATTTCTACATATATAATTCATAGGCAAGAAAGCAAACGGTGTTACAGCTGGACCGGTATAATCTGAATAAAACATATACAATGGATGTAAACGAGTTACGTACAAGTTATCCCCTGCCAATCTAGTCGAAGTTAATGTACCAGTGTACAATAAAGACGGTCGTCCACAAAAGTATGCAATGTCATTCTCATTTTCATTAAAATACATTCGTTCATTCTCATCTTTAATCGCAGCATCCTGTACTATAGCCAAGTTTGTAGCATTTGGTGTATCAATAATCTTGTTCAAACGAGGCATCATTATCTGCATGGGGCTGGTCGTACTTATTGAAACAGGTGTTGAATAACCAAGATAATCCAAAACATTCGCCACCAATCCCGTGTATTTTGCTGAACTAACAGACAAATTCTGCAAGCCAATTGACTTAGCCACAGAACTCACTGCTTGCCCAGCTCCACGCACGACATCAGCGTACATACCCATCTGTGTTACGTAATCGTTTCCATATGAGTAACCTCGTAGGTTTGGTTCTACCACTCTAATAAAGCTAGTAATATAAATACTACTTGCAGCACTAGTTAACATAGTTAAAGGGACAGAAACATTAACATACAAAGTTGCTATATCGTCTTCCAACTTTCCGATAGTAATCAAATCCGAGTAATATGTATAAGGTATTTTAATAGTTATATCATTACTCGCGTTCGCGTCCACCTGTTCCCACCTGTGAGTAAATGCCGTCTTCCAATTGGTGAAGGAAGGAGACAATTTATTCGCCTGTGGTATCCAAAAAGCTACCAAGCGTCCGTAGTGTAAACCAGTTCCATTCACCCGTATAGTAATCTCTACATCCGGCGCCCAGAATGCAAATTTATCCAACTTTTCCCTAAAAGTTGGTATTGCATACAAAGCATCCGGTACTACTATAGTCATCAAATTCGTACCAATCACCGCCGTAGCAGGCCAGGCCACCGTCTGAATTAAGTAAGGCCGCTTTATGAAAGCGTCCAAACTTACTTCTTTTGACGTAGACTGTATTGCCTCTACGACCACGTTTTCGTTCATATCCGTTACTGGAGCTTCCTCGACGAATGTCGTAATCTGCTCCACGTCCATTTGTGCAAATAATTCCAATTTGTTAGTAGATAAATAATCTTGATGAGTACTACCATATTGATCAAGATCGGAGCAGTGTTTTAGGACCACCATGTCCAGCTCGCTTTCACGCAGTATAGGGGCACTTTCTCCATAAGTACCATCTATAAGATCGTGAAAGACGATTGTTGAAGAGTCATACAGTCGCATAACCCTTCGCCAATCCCAAACTTCGTTTTCACGAATTTGGTGACCTTTACCGTGTGCATCCCGCACCGCCAAAATATACGCCTTTCTATACTTAGTAAACATTTTTAAACCATGATTACGTAAGTAATACAAAGACATATTAATTCGGCCAAGCTGGTCTCTCATATTATTTGGATCACTATGTGACCAATAAGCAATATCGTGGATCGTGTCTAGATCCAACCGCGCTAAATACTTATTGATCGCAATATTGTCACCCAAAGTTTTAACCCAAACAAAATCATTAGTTAAAAACGACACTTCGTAAAAGTGTAGTGATCTTTACTAATGTCCGATTTGTCTGTAGTAGTATATAAGAAACCATACTTCCGTACCAGAGCCGCGTATTTAGCCATAGTTATTAGACTAGCTACACGCTCTGACAAACCCACCAGATTATCATCTCCATAAAAATAACCCATCACGTGCAAATGAAAAATACTTAAACTAAGCCCAGTCAATTCTAAATAAGCTAACCTAATTAGAATCATATTGACTAAACAATTGAATATAGTAGTTAACAAACACCCGGATGGATTACCTTGTCCAGAGACGTATAAAACGTCGTAAGCCAAATGCCAAGAAATGAAACAAGTCAAAATTAAGACTGCTCTTATCAGTTGATTTTCCGCACTATCATCATAGAAACCATTTATGATATCTATGATCATCCATACGAAACCTAAACCAATAGTCGCATCAAAATTTGAATAGTCCCCATTCAAGAATTTTTCGAACACTATCATTCGTCTAGCTAAAATATCCCAATCATCACTGTAGGGGTTTATACCTATTGCCATCTCTCCTTCTAAGTAGGAGGTATGACAATGCGCTATAAACATCCCACAGTATTTACGAGTCAAGAATAATAGATCCATAGGACCTATTTGAAACATCCTTGTTTTACCCGCATTGACTTTCGGAATTTCTCGCGTTTCGTCTTTTAGTGTATCAAAAAATATCGTTTCAGTAATTAAACCCAAACGAGCATCATCTTCTCGCTGCAACATCATTCTTCGTAACTGTTCTGTTGGCGAATATTCTTTTCCATTAGGTCCCATAGTAGTATTAACAAATCCTGTTTTTCCTACTTGTGGAGACATAACTTTAAAAGGATATCCACCAGAAGTCGTTACGTCGACTGGGTTCAGCCCCGGCATTCCATTAAAAATTTCTTTTTCCGTGAGTAACCGTGGTTCCGTATGTACAGTAGTATTCCAACCTCTTATAGTTGATATAATATGGTCAGTTATTTCCTGTACATATTTCCGAGACAAATATGGCGATTCACTCTGCATCTTTTTCAATGCATTCATGAAAGGCGATATTTTCTCTCCGTTTCCATCCGTAAACGGACGGAGACGAGCTGGTACAGTAGTTACGTTACCTAATTCCCTCGTTAAAGAGTTATACATAACGCTCCTACTAATACCACTGTTTCCAGGCAAATTTGGTCGTATATAGTATCGTGCACCTTCAATTTCCATTCCGCCTATAAGTGTGTCCGAATTTACTAGCTCTTGTATAGCCTCTGCAAATTCTGGATTAACACTTTGGTCTTTGAAAAAGATAGAATTACCTTCTTTCATTGTTATAGAAGCTTGACACTCAAAGTTAGTTTTAAGATAATCTTTTAAATCATCTAAATCTTCCTTAAAGATAGGATTAGCAATGCCTGCCTTACCTGCACTAGAACCAGCCACGTGTATACCTAATAGTTTACGCGGGATAGTTGAATCTGCATGTAAGAATAACATTCCACAATCACCACCAATAGTGTCACTTCTATACCAATAATATTCTGGTATTACTATCTGTTTTTCATTGACCTTTTGTTTATAGAAGGGATCAGGATCCCCCCTAAGCGTGTACATTTGTTCAGTTTCCTTGAGTTCCGCCTGTGTAACAGGTAAAAGTTGTATAGTCCGATTATTTGTAGCACTTCTGTATCCATATAGATAAGATGCGTGTAAATTCACCTCATCGTCCATCGATACAAAATGACTACATATATCTCGACCCATAGCTAAACCTGGTACATAGAGAAACATCACGTCCGTTAGATGTCCACTCGTTTCTAAATCTTCTACAGGATTTATACACCGTATATCACCTACTGGAACGACTTTTTCCTTGTTTGTAGTAGTCCACGTAAACTTAATAAAAAGTTTAACGTCAACACCACGCTCAATATAAAGTTGCTCCAACATGTGTATACGATCCATAAAATGTTTTGGTATTACCAAAACACTATTGTAAAGATTTACAAACGAGACCGCCGCTTCCGTGATCTCCATATGTGTAGTAAAGTTTTTAAGTACCAATTCTGCTATACCAATATTTTTGCTGATAGCTTTTTCCAAGACTTCATTGCTATTATTATACGATTCCGCATCATAACGCAATCCGCCTTTTCCAATTACAACAGATCTATTAGATATTTCATGAATTGGTGCCGTACTTCCTTTACTACGTTTCGCGCGCCGTTCTCGTTGAGCTTTCGCCCTACGAACCTTCTTCGACCCAGAACCTTTTTGATCCTCGAAATCCTCTTCACGATCTCTAAGATAGTTCCAAGCCAAAGCCACAACACCCGCTATCGCTACTATTGAACTTATAGCTATGAATATTGGAGTTTTAACAAATTCTAACCAACCTTGCGTATACTTTCCGAAAAAAGTTAACACAGAGTTTAGTAAAGAACTCATTTTTGACTCCGGTTCTTCATAACATAAATCCTCAAACGAATTAGGGCATCTGTGCAACACGACATCCGTACCATCGAACGTCGCACCACCTTCAAACTTTAAAATATTCCTAATGATAGGACCGAGTAAATGGCCATTATTTTCTATTAAAGCATTGTATTGCACCAAACACATAGGACATAGTTTTTCTAAATATTTGAAAAATCTACGAGCATGTGATGGTTGAACACTATCTTCAACGAAATTAATAGTATTTACATCGATATGATCAATAGGAAAATTTAAAAAGTTCCTGGATATTCTATTATTAGCTAATAAAATATCCGTCCCACGTTTACCGTCACAATAAAACACAACTTTGCGTGAACAAGGATGTGTTTCAGTTGCATCGACCAATCGTTTACATTCACAACAATAATATGCAGCACCCATCAATTCAGATAAAGGTAACTTATGTACATTCACAACATGTTCCACTAACTTAGCAGAAAATGGTGTAGAATAATTACAAAAATCACAAGACATCCGAAAAGCTGGGTGATTCACATCAATATGTGATTCTAAATACATTGGATCGAAAACCAAATCGCACACCGGACAAGCTAGATCACCTACCACTGGTGGATGACTATGCTGGTTTGCATAGTTATCCACACAATGATACTGAGTAGCCATTCTCTCCAATGGATTATAAGCATCTTGATACTCTTCACAAGTAGAAGATGTTTCAGAATCCATCATTTGTGTAAAATACAACGCACAAGCTTCATTAACCGCGTTACCAATATTTATGTTGGCTTTAAAATAATCATCGCATACGCGAAGAATATAATCAAAACCATCAACAACATCGACCTGGCACGGACATGTTACTTGTACGCCATCTCTTACTGGCCGCCACTCTTTGTACTGTGTTAAAGATAAATTTGAACCATCTTTTGGATTAAAAAATTCCAATGAATAAGCATCTTTTGGGATAACTTTATAAATTGGGTGATCTCCATCCTTCCAGTCCAAATTTTGTCTTAACAACGCAGTATCTACTGTCCCAGACTCGAGCATATATTTTGGTTCAATGTGTAATTCAACCACAACATTACGTCGAGTACACAAATGTAGTCCTTGTGATAAACATTTATTACTAATATAACCTTGCTTAGCGAAATCGGATTGCATGTTTGATATAACTATTTTACTAGTCATATAATGCCCCTTTTTCTCATGAGCTTGAGCCATATTAAGTTGATAAACTGAATCATTCACCACATTTGTCAGTTCCGTAATTCCCGTCATGACCGCCTCGTCGTTAGTATACACCTGAAACAAATCATCGTATAACAACACTGGATGTTGAGAGTAACCATCCCAAAAGTCAGCACCGCAAGTTCGCGTAAACGCATAAGTAGAAGTATCTTGATAACTATTAATTAATTTCTGCTGTTTTGCAAGAGCAGTAACTAAAAAATTTTGAAACCAAGTCGTCTTACCTATACGCGGCTTACCTACGACTGCCACCCAGAAGGGTTTCGCTCGTCTTCCAGAATCGCCATTTCTCAGATTTGGTGGTAAACTTTCGACAACCTCCTTCACTTTCGCTCGCATAGCTCTAATGTAAGGCAACGCTGTTACACGCTGTTTTCTCACAATAGTACTTTTGAGCATCTTCTCTTCCAGTTCATCAATCTCCGATGTAACCCCAATACGAAATTCGCATGTGCAAAATTAAAACTTGCTGTTAAAGCATAAGTTCCTGTTTCAAACTCTTTATAATCTTGCACCAGAGCATCCAACTCAACAGTTCCGCCTTTTAAAAAAGATGGTAGATATCCATAAAATTTTATTAAATATTCGCCAGAGTAATCTAACAAATGAGTTAATATCGTAATAAAGATATCCGTCATATTCTTCAAAGCCGAAACTGCCTTGTTAATTTTGCCTATAAAATCTACTTCAACATTAAATCGAGCTATTGCTTCCGCATCAACTCGACCAAATGTAGATTTAAATATATAGACAAAAATATCCGCAACTGCCGTCACCAGATTAATCCCACCAAATGATTGCGTAGAATAACTATACGCCGCCTTAACCGCTAGAACCAGCTGATCTATCAGATCATTGAGTGGTACCATTCCACTCAAAGTCGCTAATATAATCGCCGCAATATTGGCAGGATTTTGGTTACAAGGTTGTGAAAGTAAGTAACCAATTGAACTAAACTGAATAAATAATTTACATATACCAGCCCAAATTCCAGAAGAAAAAGGCACTAATGCTCCGACTAAACTACTGACCATATCTTTCATTTGAGACACCGTATCTGTAGCAACATTTACTTTTTCCAAAGTATTTGTCACCTTATTTACAGCTTCACCCAAACGATCCATTTGATCATAAGCTTTAATAACACCCTCAGGCATTATTCGTCTTAACATTTGTGCTTCAAACTTCTCTTTCTTCGTATAACTCAACTCATATTTCAGTCCATAAAATTTAATTTGTTTTAAAACATACAAAAAATCTTCTTTCGAATTTCTTAAGTACGTCAAATTCAAATTATACTTTACTTTTTGTAATAATTGTGTTATTATACGACGTCGTTCTCCATGTCGGTGTTTCTTTAACAAAACACGTAAACCATAACAATCTATAACTCCTTCGCGAAAAGTTGTTATATCTTGTTTTTTGTTGACCACCGTTTTCCGTCTAGGTACTAACACTAAATCATTTTCACTTGGTCGTAAACATTTAGAAAATCCTTTCTGTTTCGAAACGAACGAATTCGTTTGTACTACATCTTTTCTTTTCCGCGTATTAACGATTTGAGCAAAATAATCTTCAGTATAAGTATCTGTCGATGATTGTGATCCACCAGAATCAGAATCATCCGTAACCCAATGATATTCGCATCTACCCATGCAATCGCACAAGCACACACCATACCGCGCGCAATAATCTCGATAATAAACACCTTCTCGATAATTTTCATCCAAATAATCAACAGCAGAAGTATTCATAGGATAGCAACCAGAGCAATACTGATTACAACCATAGGAATGTTCCGTATGAAAAGTTGGACAATGATCATTGACAAAGTGCCCATAACCAACACTATTCGCGGTAGTAACTTTCGGTTCTTCCACATATGGATCAACATCCATATCTTCAACCTCCTGTTCTTCTTCAATCAAAGGTTCAGTTATTAAATTCATAATAAATGATCTTCTGACTGGCCACACATGATTTTGAGCCACCAAAACACTATCGGACATACTTCGATAAAATCGTTGAAAATAGACACGAGTAAATAGATTTAACTCTAATTTACTTGCTTCACTAAAAGTGAATAAACCATAATCTTCAATTTCTTCTTTCTGTACGACAATTTCAGGCAAACAAAAATAGGGTAATGTATAAGTGACATATGTAAATATATTTCCACACTTCTCCGTCGAATTAACGATTCGAGAAGTAGTACTCAATATTACACCTGTCTCTTCGAACATTTCTCTATATGCTCCCTGTTCCGGCGTTTCATTATCATGCACACCACCTTTAGGAAAGCCCCACTTTCCTTTCGATGTTCCATCAACACCTCGCACTAACAAAAACTTTCTGTCATTTACACCTCCAGTCAACTGCAATGCTATTCCAGCTATGCGTCGAGAGTCGGAACTGACAATCCAGTTCTTGTTGGCAGTACCCACAGTACTATAAAAGTCACGTTTGGCACTAGTTATTGTGGTTCTCGCCCCACAACCGACGAGCGTGCGACTCGTCTTGTTAGC